ATTTTAGATGTAATTACACCGTAGCCAAGTCAACTATGGACTGTGACTTTGAACCAGAGGATCTCCCTGTACAGGTGATCCTCAAGGATGACGATGGCAATAATGTTCTTGACAGCTATGGGCGCCTCCAATGGGTGGACACTGATCGCATGGAACCTGAGTACAGAATTCGCTACCTGGACGTCTCCGGTACTCCAACGGATGAAGCAAACGCAGTTCACAGAGCAGCTTTTGTAGGATGTACGTATCATTGTGGTTAAATAGATACTTTTTCGTGTGTCCAGCAGTTGACTGTGTATCGTACAGTTCCATCCTTCAAATCATTCGTATAATGTGGATGTGTCCAGTATGGTGGAAAAGCCACCGCTTGACCCCTTTTCAATTTAATTGTGCGCCCTTGTTCAGGAAAACATAATTCACCACCTTCGTAATCACTATTGAGAGCTATGATGATGCTCATATTTCTCAATTCTGATGCTGGGCACATCCCATTGTGTATCTGTTTCGCCAAAACGACCCCATCCTTATGTCGCCGCGTCGCACCCTTAATTTTACGCAGTGTGGGTGACGAAAATCCACCCATCTCAATATCATACTCTTCTTTGAATATTTTACAGAGTTTTAGAACCTTTTCAAAAGTCATGTCACAGACCCGTTTTTTCACATCCGGATCGGAAAGTTCTAATGAATTGATATTGTCCGCTATAACGTTTGCGGCTGGTCCATAGACCTCACGATCCTTTATAGCGTATTTATTTGTCATATCTATGAGATACTTACATTCATCAGTAGTAAATACATCATCAAATATGAATATACAACCCGGTGGATACATTTATGTGTCAGGGATCTCAACCTTTAATGAACTTTACCAAGACTTAAAAAAAACTCTCACTATAATATAAAATGTCTGGTGGTATCGCCCAACTTGTTGCTGTCGGTGCTCAGGATGCGCACCTCGTCGGTCAGCCCGAAATCAGCTTTTTCCGCTCTACCTACAAGCGCCACACGAACTTCTCCCAAACCGTGGAACGCCAAGTGATCCAGGGGAATGTTGCCGACAACGGCATGTCCACCATCCGCTTTGAACGCAAGGGGGATCTCCTCAGCTATGTGTACCTCGTCCCTAACAATGGTTCCGCTGCCCAGGGATACAGCGCCGCTGACTGGCGCACCAAGATTGCCAAGGTTGAACTCCTCATCGGTGGCCAAGTCATTGATGACCAGGACTCTACCTACTCTACCCTCATTGCCCCAGTGCTCTCTGCGACTAACTCTTCCAAGTCTGTTGCGGGTGATCTCTTCGGTGGTGCCAACACTTCCCGATTCTACCCACTCCGCTTCGCTTTCTGCGAAAACCTCCAAACCGCCCTTCCCCTCATTGCTCTCCAGTACCACGACGTGGAACTTCGCATTACTTGGGGCTCCGCGGCTTCCACCGATAAGTGGGATGTCTACGCCAACTATGTGTACTTGGATACCCAAGAGCGTGAGTTCTTCGCCGCCAACCCACAAAACATGATCATTACCCAAGTCCAAAAGGCGACCGCCTCTGCGACTAAGATCCAAGAGCTTAACTTCAACCACCCAGTGAAGTACCTCGCTGCGGGTAAGGCGTCAGCCCTTGAAATCCTCAACGATGACAACAAGCTCAAGCTTCAAATCAACGGTACGGATGTCGCGGACTTCAAGTTTGCGGATCCAAACTTCTCCCACGTTCCACTCTACTACCACACAACCAACGCCGCCAAGCCAGCGACTCTCAAGACTCTCTTCTTGTACCCATTCTGCTTGGAAACTGGTAAGCTTCAACCCACAGGTACCCTCAACTTCTCTCGTCTTGACTCTGCTCGCATTGTGAATGACACCAGAGATTGTGATGATGACATCTACGCCGTGAACTACAACATTCTTCGCGTTGAGAACGGTATGGGTGGCCTTTTATATTCTAACTAATTAATAAAACACATGTGGAACATAGTCTTCCTCCTCGCCATCGTTTTTGTATTGACGTACGATCCAAAATCCAGGACGCTTGAAAAGTATGTTGGTGTACCCACACCACCAACTCAAAGATCCTGTGAACCTACGCATTACGAAGCCGTACAATTTGCCCAGAGCCCCTACGAATGCCCTCCTCCAGGCAGAACACACATGGGCGCACTTACTTAAAAAGAAGGGACGCAATTAAACCATAATGATTCCAATGGACCGCGAAACCCTCATGATGATCGCTACAATTGTGGCGATCGCTGGTGTTATCTTCCTTTTCAAGGAAATGAATAAGGCAAAGCAAGATGTTGAAAGCCTCAAGAACTTCTCAGCCCATCTCGTACATCGTCTCAGTGGTCCAGAACCACAACCACAATCTGTGGAGGATGATGACACTGAATCCGAAAAGGGTGCTGAAGAAAAGAAGGAGGAATAAACATATCCGCTTATTATAACTTGCGAATGCGCAATGAAAAAATACAAAGCTATAGCGATACCGGTCAGCTTTGCTGATGAGAAACCCAAATTTCTCACAGTGAGGGATCGGAGATTCAAGGATTGGATTTTTGTAACAGGGGGTTGCAGAAGAAGGGAAATTTTCAATCCAATTAGGTGTGCTCTCAGGGAACTTGAGGAAGAGACTCGTGGTACAGTTGCCCTCAAAAATGGTGAATATACGGAGTTTAAATTTACGGTTAAAGAAAGCCCTACAGTAGACTTGGAATACAACGTCTTTATCTTTTTTGTAAATTACAATAAATCTGAACAACAGGCTCTCGTAAAGAAGTTTTATGAAGAAAAACAGAAAACAAATCTTAAGAAAATCAATAAACAACCAATAAAAAAGACATTTGATGAAAACGATTACATGAGTTTTGATACTCTTGAAGAGTTTAACTCACGTAAGCGTTGGAAACTTATAGTTGATAATGTTCTTAGAAATCCAGAGTTTTATTCGTGTGTGACTTCTCTTAATAGAAAAACATTCTCTATTAAATAGAATGAAGTCCAAAGCTTACATTTTAATGCAGATTGGCGAACTCCTGAAAAAGAACAGGGGATACTGTGATCAGGAAGTTGAGTGGTGGGTCAAGGAAAATGAAGAAAAGACGGTGTATGAACTTTTGACCCTTAAGAAGGATCTTTCCCAGACGCAAGAATATCCAGATGTATCTTGTATGAGGTGGTTTAGAGGAGAAGAGCAATAATAAGGTATGTTTAAGAAGTGGTGTAACCAACAAAAATTTAATAATGCAACCAATCTATCACATGTGCTCATGGACGGTGGTGTCCTTTCCGTGCCTTTTGATAGATTGAATGAGTTCCACGAAAAGTATATCACAGCCGTAAAGTCTGGTGAAAACTTGTTTGTAGTTGAACAGAAAAGTCCTACATATAACTTTTTCGTGGATATTGACTACAAAGATGAAAACTCACTTACCCTTGATGAAATTCAAGACATATGTAAAATCATTTGTGATAAAGTCAAGCGCCACGGTGGTAAGGAATGTCTCATTTCTGTTTCTCCACCAAAGAAGGTTGATAAATATACAAAGACTGGAGTTCATCTAAATTGGCCAGGTTTTGTGGTTGATCAAGCTTCTGCTTTGGCTCTCAGAGAACACATTCTTGTGGCGTTATCAAAGGCAAAGGGTAACACTGACTGGAATGAAATCATTGATTCCGCAGTGTATGGAGATCTGAAAAGAAAGACAAAGGGGAGTGGATTCCGAATGCCATGGTCTCACAAGATGGCAAAGCATATGGCGTGTGGTGGCCAGGGATGTGAAAATTGCCACTCAGGTAAAGTTGTACAAGTTGCGTACCTCCCAGTCTTCATTTACAAAAATGGACCATTGAGTACACTTCTAAAAGTCAGTCAGGAGCCTGATTTGGAAATACTCAAAATGTCTTCAATCAGAACAAATGAGACTCAACATGTCACAATAGAACCACCTTCTTCGGTCATCAAAGAAGGATCATTTACCGACGCACAAACGGCCGATGAATTACATGACGATGAACTCAAGGGACTTATTGAAAGTTTTGTACAGAAGAATATGGAAGGACAAAGTGGTGCTTCAATTACAAAACTTTTTAAACACAAGGAGACATATTTGGTTTCAACAAATTCAAAGTATTGTGAGAATCTCAAAAGACCACACAGTTCTAATCATGTCTGGTTTCATATAAGTGGATCTGTCATAGCACAGAAATGTTTTTGTAGATGTGAAACACTACGCGGAAGAGTTGATGGATTTTGTAAAGATTTTTATGGTAGAAAGCACAACTTGACACACAAGATTGTTGAAAAGTTGTACCCTAAGAAGGAAGATCTTAAGAAGTGTCCAGAAATCAAAAAGTTTGAAGAAAAACCACAAATTAAACAAGCGGATGTAAAACCTCAATTGGAATCATTTATGAAAAAATGTATGAAATGTCCCGATGACATACACATTGTAAGTATATCTCGTCAGAAAAATGATTTTGTAGCTTTGACTACTTCATCTTATTGTGAAGAGATCAAGGGAGACCATGAAGGTGTGACTATGTCATACTTGATCAAGAAAAATAAGATTGTTCAAAAGTGTCCCCTATGTAAGAAGAGTGCTGCGAGGACACATGTTTTGGGATCAAGTATCGTAGAAAAGTTGTATCCACCCCGAAAAAAATAAACGACAATAACAGAAGAATGGCTCTCATTCTCGTTGGTGTGACTGTCTATTTAGCAGCAAAACTCATCAACGATTATGAAATACCAAAGATAATACCAGAACCCGATGAGTTTCACGAATATTCTGGAATACATCCAGACCTTTACATGGAGTATTTAGACCTTAAAAAGAATGGAAAACATGTAGATGCTCAGAATAAACTTGAAGAGCTTGCTCTATACGCACACCCCGATTTTAGGGATGAAATTCATGAAAAGATACTTAAAAAGCAAGTTTCTTTATTTAATTAAATGGTGGAAACCAGAACACGCTCAGGGAGGCAGATAAAGAAGCCAGAACTGTATCAACCAGAAGAAACGGTTTTAGAAGATGATTACGCATCTGACGAATATGATTCGGATTTTGGTTCGGAATTAGAAACGGATGATGAAATTTATTCAGATGAAGACAGTGATGATGACGAAGATGAAGGAAGTCTCAAGGATTTTGTCGTGGACGACGATGAAGATGAAGATGAAAGTGAGGAAGAAGACGCTTAAAAAAAACAAATGATATATTAAAAATGGAGACTGATATAGGAAATCCAATTGAATATGATCCAACAACTGATCCATTGTTCAAGAATGAGGAAAAGAATGAAGATAGTACACCTATACGCGAAGAACATTTGCCTCAAGATCAACAATACTATTTTCATCCTTCAGAAATGATGTATCCGCCACAACAAGTCTATCCAGAAAAGAGTGACATATTTTCAAACATAGATAAGACAACATGGATTGTCGCATTTGCTGTCTTCTTACTCGGCTTTTTCATGGGGAAAACCATGCAACCAGTCATACTCCGATACGCCTGAGTATGGTACAAAAGATCCAATATCACCATAAATAGGCACTATTTTACCCGTAATATCGCGATCCATAACCTGGCTTGGATACACTGGAACAATAAAAGCATCCCGTGTATCTTCGATAAAACCCTTTGTTGTAGAAGGTGGCTCTTGCACCTGCTCCTGCTCCGTTTTGTTTTTTAAAACCACGCGAAGTCTCGGTTCAAAAAACAAAATAAAGAATGCACTAGTCAAGATGACGGCGACGATTATACTTAACATCTTGTTTTAAAATTAAAAAATATTATATTTTTGATCTAAGCAGAAGAAACTTCTGGTTCTCCTTCTTCCTTGGACTCTTCAATCTTGGCTTCGGCTTCACGCTTCTTGCGTTGCTCCTCAACTTCGGTGGCAAGGATGGTATCAGCTTCCTTGA